GACAGAGATTCCTGTCAGTTCGTACAGCATACAACCATATGCCATGCACTGCACAAAGTAGTGGTCAATCCACTCTCGTGGTTTCGGTTTTGCTGATGTCTTAAAGTCAATTATTGCTAACTCGCCGTCATATTCAGCGATACAATCAACTGTCCCTGCAATACCAAGTTGTTTACTATACAGAGAACCTTCAAGGGCGTAAATATTATTTATACGTTTTAGATTTGCTTTGGAAATCTTAAACAAAAAGTCAGAAATAGGAGGAACTTCTGGAAGTTCTTCATTTTTCATGAAGTATTCAACCAAAGTATGCATATCAGTACCACGTTTCGTTGCACGTTTTGTGATACGATCTGCTTCTTTATTGCCAACTCTTTTACGCCATTTTACAAAGATGTCTTTATTATAATGACTTGTAACTGATGTAATTGATACTAACTTAAGAAGTTCTTCTTCATCAGGAACTGAATAGTATCGGACACCATCAATCGTCTCTCTGCTGAGTTTTGGAAGTTCAATATCAATGTGATTGAAGTTCGTTATGCCAGTGGACGTATGTTCGTTCATAATATTCTTGGTTTGGTTCATTTACGAAATAATACATTGCAATTGAATATCTTTCAAAACCCTCAGGAGCATTCAGAGGAACGGGGTGACCGTGAACAGAATCATCAGATAATGTGAAGATAACTGCTCTATTCATGAGAGGAGCAATAATATGCTCTCTTCGTTTATCTTTTTTATTCCAAAGTTCAAGGTGACCATTCCATTCATCTTCCCAATTTGGATTAAGATAGAGTAGCATGTTCAAAACCCTGAATTTTCTGGTAACAGGATTTACATTGTAATCAACATGAAGATTTAGTTTACCACCGTTGTTAATTTTATGACATCCACCACCCCACATGTGAGGATCTGGAATTAAATTTGGAATACCTGTTAAGTCTTTAAGAAATTGAAGAAATATTTGAGAGTTAAAATAAGTTAGTACGTTAGATACAGTGGGTACTTCATATCTGAGTTGCTCAACACTCTGTTCATCCCAAGGAGTGAACCATTTGTTCACTTGGTTGTCAGTCATGTAAGCATTATTCTCAGTGCGTTCAGTAACCCAATAATTAGTTTCTTTTAACTCCTTGAAGCACTGCATGGCAACAACAGGATTGATGAAATTATCAATGATTATATTTGGAAATGGTTTAGCATTTTGATAATGAAAGTTAAGTCTAGAACCCAAATCATAATCTCTGAATATTTCCATCAAAAACCTGCTTCTATTTTAGCTAAGATGTATTCTTTAACAAGTCCAGAGCGAACAATGTCATCCACTCCAAATTCAATTATATCAAAAGAACTCATTTTACGCAAGATGTTCATAAAATCTACTATACCGTTGCGTTCGTTAGTTTTATTCAAGTCGGACTGACGAGAATCACCACAGAAACAAATTCTAGTATTTTCACCAACACGAGTAATGATACTGTCCAGTTCGTGAAAGTTTAGATTCTGATATTCATCAACAATAACGATAGCATTATCAAGAGTAGTCCCTCGTAAGAACGAAGTGCTCCAAAACTTAATCGTTTCTTGTGCTTTAAGATTACCGTAAAGCATCTCAAAGTCTGCATCAGATGGCATTTGGAACATGTATTTTACCATGTTCTTATAAGGAATCTGATAGATATCAGCTTTGTCCTCATGAGAACCGGGAAGAAAACCAATCTCTCTAGTAGCTACCAGGGAGCGTACAAGGTAGATGCGCTCATATGGAGTGTTCTCATTTAATACATCACGAAGTGCGTTATAGAGTGTGATAAAGGTTTTACCTGTACCCGCACAACCGAAAGCAACTAAATGTTTGCCTTCTTTGTATGAATCAAATAAACGTTTTTGATTGTCAGTAAGAGGTTCAATATCAACAAGGTACTCTTGACTGAGAGGTTTTTTCCTCTTCATCTGCTTTGTCGTGAGTCCAACCCCAATAGGTTGCTCTGAAGATGATCTTTTTCTTCTTGCCATATTTAAATTTTCTTGATAGTTGAACCTGGCATTTTTTGTGCTCTTTGAAGAACCTCATTCCATCCAGGTTTAGACTTGCGAAGTTTATCCTTCCATTCTCCTACTTCACCAAATGATGGTGAATTTTCGGGAGTGTAGTATCTTTCCCAATCAGGATTATCGCCTCTCCACTGATCCCACTCATGAACGCTCATAACAACGTCTTTCGTTTCACCAGTTTCTTTATGTTTTACTGGATATGTTGCCATAGTTATAAATTCAATGTGTTATATTTAGACCCACTCAAGTGCTTCTGCACAAGTTGGAAATTGTTCAATAAAAATCTTTTTACAACCCTCTGCAAGATCCATATGTTCCTTTTGAGTGCCATTTGCAGTTCTCAAATTGATATAGTGAATCCATGAGCGACAAGAACCACTCATATAGATTTTAGTGGGTGTGGCGAGAGGAAGCACAAAACGAGCACACTCCTTTGCGATGCCATATTTAAGCATCTCTTGATAGAGTTTCATACCTTCTTGGAAATGATTTTCCATTTTGATTTGAAACTCTTGATTCACAAAGGGATCAATATCATCAATAGAATTCTGACGATTCTTTGTGTCCTGCCTGCGAAGTTCTGGAAGGGGAATACGTTCTGCCAACATAGAACTGTCGGCATAGCGTTGCGAAAATTCTTGATAAGTAAAACTTCTATGACGAAGAACCTGAGCCGCTACACCTCTAGTAGTTTCAAGTTCCAAAGTCATGAATGATTGCTCAAACACAGACCAGTGGTTGTGTTTAATGCAATAACCTAACAGTTTTGCATAATTTGGATTCTCTTGATTATTAGGATTTGACACACGAGCAACGTATGCCATCATCTTCTCCGCATCGGGAGTCACGCTGATAAGTTTTACACTCATTTAAATCCTCTTTTTTCCATAGCATCTAAGTCATTAAGTTGCTCTTTTACTGTTCGCAACTGTTTTTTAAGTTCTCTAATCTCATCATCCGAATAGAGATGATCTTGCTTGATAAGACGCTCAAGCATCTTAACTAATTTTTTACCTCTACTTGTCATCAGTCTGGATACCCGTCATCATCGTCAAAGATTTCATCATAATCATTTATTACAGCAGGATCAGACCTTACTGACGTTTTATATGCCTCAGGATCAGAGTAAACCTCTGCCTTTAGTCCATCAACTAATAACTCAAGGTTCCTAACCAAAAGTTTTAATCGTTCTCTGTCCATAATTTGATATGCACCGTTCTTATTATAGCATAAAAAAAAGAGGGTGATCAACCCTCGTCGTTTAATAAACTTCTGCAAACTCGTTTACATGTACCTTGGTCCTCCTCGCATTCGATTAAACAATCAAAATAATCATTGACCAGATCTAATTCCTCATTACATTTGTTTAAACCTGCATCAATGTGTATCCATTCTGCTAATTGATTGTGGGATAATAGATTGTGCATCAAACCTCACGCAATATTTTTGTCTTGTGGAGTAATAATAAAGAGTAGAGTTTCAAAGCATACGCGGTTCCTTAATTCTATATTATGTATGATAGTTTGTGTTAATTCACTAACATTTGTTAAAAAAACACAAAAGTACAAAAAAAGAGAGGTTCGGAAACCTCTCTTTGATAATCACTTGCTGTAAGTTTTGCCGCGATAGCAGAATGTACCGTGGGTTTCCTTACTATCCACACAACGAGTATCATACTCAACACCACGATATGAAGTGTGAGTGATCTGAGCGTCGTGAAGTGCAGATGCCTTGTTAATCTGCTTGCGAATGAGATTAAGTGTGTTCATAAGTTTACTCCTAAAGTAGTTGGATTTTTAGGTCCGTTCCTTTAGTCGTTTGCGTCCCATGGACAATTAGGAGTTGCCTCTTTCATTGTGTCGATAAGTTCGACTTTAATAAAATTATCTAAATCCTCATTAGCTTTGATCCTGAGCATAATAGCATCAGCATCTTCACATAGAAGACTAGAATAAAGAAGAAAATCTATCATGGGATGAACGCTCCGTTCCGCGACTTACTTGCGTCCCACCCGAGAGTGGGATGAACGTACAGGTATTATATACCTTATAGAGTATATAGTCAAGTAGGTATGTAACATACGCTACAGTTTTATAAAATCTTCAGAAGTCAAAAATTTTGGCGAATTTTTTTTCCACCTTTTGGGAAATCACTTCTTCTTTTTGGTTTCGGGTGTCTTTACACCCCAGAATTTTGGATTAGCTCTGCCCTCTGTTTGTTTCATAGTAACAAATCCTTTCTTGAATTTGTCGTAGTAATAATCAAAAATTTCAGACTGCTTTCCTGCTGATGCAATATCATATTGAGTAGCATCTTCAACTTTATATTCAACAATAAAAGCATTACAAGGCAGAGTGCGATCCTCTGCCTTATCAACATCACAGTTTTCAAATAAAATTCTCATATCAACCCCACTGAATATCAGGATAAGCTTCAGCTACGATTTCTTTAGTTATTTTGAATTTGGATTCTAGGTTTTTATCTTTACACAGACAAACAATTTCTGCCTCAAGAGGATGAAGACCTTGAAGTAGATTGATAAACATAGACTCACGACGAATTCCATTCATCCCATCATTACCACCTTTGACAAAGTGATAAAAATTCTTTGCTTCTCTACGAATTGTAGTTCTTCCTTGTTGATCAGCATTACCTAAGGAAAATGACCCGGTTTCATACATTCTGCGGGTCTCTAAATCAATTTTTTTAGAGAGTGTCCCACTAGAAGTGGTTTGTTCATCATAAGATGAATATGGCACTTCACCGGGGGGTAATGAACTTTGAATTGTTTCATCAAAGTTCCACTTAAATACAATTTTCAAGTGGAGTTCTTCGAATTTTTGAAGAACTTCCACTTTTTTTGCTTTTGATCTCTGTTTGTTTGCAAGATCTAGAACTTCAAAAACAAGTGGTTGTTTAGGTAAATCTAATGATGCTACTTTAACAGATTTTGGTTTTTTAGGACTCGTCTTCGTCACTGGATTCTTCGTTGTTGTCATGATAGTTTTCAAAATTAAATGCAATCACCTCATCTGGAATTAAGTTTCCTTGTTCGTCAAACATTTCGGGGTGAGGTCTTGGTACTTCCCGATAGTTCATCATATATTCTCTTGCGGTCCAACCTCCAATTAGTCCCACTATAAGAAACAATACGGTTAAAAAAGAACCGAAAACTAAACTTACTGCTAACATGGGTTTTACCTCGGAGAACTAAATTTTCTTCCTTATACTAAAGGAGAATTCAAAATTGACAGTTACTTCTCTCTTGAAGAAGCGAACCATTTTTTCAAATCTTATTTGAAACGATTTTGGTCTCTTCCTCCCTCCATTAAGTAGTAAATCCACTCCACGGTTGGAGCGGGTCTTGGTTTTATTTATGCTCAATTCAGAGAAGTTTTTGTTCTCTGAGGAATTTGATTGTTTCAACGCACCCTCCTATTTTATTATCATCAACCAGGATTTGAGGAAAAGTAGATCCCTCACCAAAAGTCAAATAAAAGTCTTCCCTACTATAATCTTGCCCCAAAGTTTTTACTGAGTGCTCAACGTTGATTCTACGCAAAACCTCCTTTACTTTAACGCAGTATGGACATCCTGCTTTAGAATAAATTACAAATTTCATCAATCAAAAAAGAATATGTGAAAAAGTCTAGAATCTTCCTTTGTCTGACCAAAGTATTCTGATGCTGCATGTATGTTTTGAGCATCAAATATGAAGAGTCTATTAAAAACATTACCAATAGAATCAACTAACTCAAATTTAGTCCTGTCGAAAAATCCGCCAGCATAAATTTGATCATTGAAATTATTATCACTTGTTCTTCGTGCCCCATTCTTATGAGCATACAAAGAAGTTCCTGTGCTGTATGGAGCATCAGGATTTAAGTATAGCATAGCTGCCCAAGTCTGTCCATCATTATGATAAACAATAGGATCTTGAGATGTGCAAAACTGAAATCTACCACACATGCCATGAGTTTCCCACTCACGTATTTTAATACCCATAATTCTTTCAAATGCTTCTTTAGTACCAGGAACAAAGAATTGTTGAATACTACGACTACCTTTGAAATATTGAATCTCAGGTTTAAATTCTTGTCGCAAAGCATAATCTCTTACAGCATATGGGTCAGCATAAAAGTTATCAACAACCCAAACAGTCTTCTGTGGTTGTCTATTAATTGTGCTTACTGGAATATACTTCATACTGTTTGAAATGCGATTTGATGTAATTCCTTCCCACGATTACCAGAGTCGATGTAGAATGTATTATTAACCAAGAAGTAACATTGTGGGAACGGAAGTTTACGTTGTGGATCTACAAGGCGTTCAGTTTGATGTCTCATACTTTCAAAATCACCAATATCTCTGTAACACTCTGCTAGTCCTACAATATGTTCATTTCTAACATTACAGAAAGGTTCTGCCAACATATAACTTTCTAACGCTTTTTCAAAATCTCCCATTAATTTATACATCTCACCAATACAGTAGAGACTATAATATGCCATCTCATTTACACCACCAATATATCCCTTAGCATCATAATCAATAGTATGATTCATCCAAGATTTAAAATAAAAGATTGCTCTTCTAGCATATTCCTTTTGTTGCTCATATCCAAGGGGAAACACTGTGGCATACGAAGCATCAAAATAACTTTTGGCAACATACCAGAAGTGATACGTGTCGCTAAGTAATGTCCCCTCACGAATGTGCTGCTCCTCCAATTTTAGTGAGTCACTAATATATTTTGTGGGTGTAGCATAACTTTCACCATCCCAGGTTCCAATTTGACGGAGACCTCTTGGAAGATTGACACGCTGAAAATCCTCACCAATACCCTCAATATCACAGACGATGCATTCATGTGCAACATCATGTTTAAAGTGCCATGGTAGACGTGCGTTCCACATCCAGGCACGGTAGTAAGTGCATCCAGGATTTTCTGCTGTAATATGAAATGACTGAATATTCGTATCATCAATTAATGACCAATCAAAGTCATCATCAACTTCAAGGTATTCATCACAGTCCATCTTAAGAATCCAATCACATCCATGATCATGATTCAAACAAGTTTGTAGAAGATGGTCCCGGTTCCAACCAAAACCAACCCAACCTTCTTCACACTGATAATAATGTCCAGGAATGCCTTTCTCTTCAAAAAAGTCTTTAACAATTTGATCTGTACCGTCAGTAGATCCATTATCCTGAACAACCCAATAATCAATATATTGATAACAAGATTCAAGCATTCTACGAATCACTTTAGATTCGTTCTTGAACATCGTAATCATTACAATTTTGGTTTTCCTTTCCATAATACTCTCTGTTGTATAAAGTCTAAAACTTCTTTGTCACTGCTTTGTTCTACAGTTGGAGCGTAAAGTGCTCTTTGCCTAGTGTCTACCCGGTCTGGAGGATCAGTCATATAATATATTGCCAGACTTTTTCTATACACTCCCTCAGGACAAGATAGAGGTTGAGGAAGACCGTGCCACGAATTTTGAGTGGTATCAAATAGTATAGCACGATTGAAAACATTATGAATAGTCTTCTCTCGTCTCAAAGGCAATTTCTTGTCTGGGTTGTGTGACCACAACTCAAGACCACCACCCCATTCACTTTTCCAATCTTCAGTAAGGTATACAATAAGATTTAGTTTCCTTTGAAGACCCGACTTTGGATGAATGGAATAATCTAAATGAATATTTAATTTACCGCCGCGGCCATGAATATGCCATCCACCACCATGAAGACCAATATCAGGATACAATTTTTGAATACCAGTCTTCTCTTTTAAAGTATTCAAAAACTCATGGGAGTTTAGAAAACAAAAAGACTTGTAAGTTTCTGGAGGAAAGTTCCACCAGTCGTTACTAGACTTTTTGTTTTCTAATGGATTCTTGTATTGATACCAAAGATCACTATCATATCCAGGGAACTCTTCAGATAGTTTTCTCGCTTTGTCTATCGGAAAGAAGTTGTCAATAATAAGATGATCATAAGGAAAACTATCCATCAAATCCCCAAGACACCAGGGAAACGATAAGTATCATCTTTGATAGCAACTAAGTGAGCAGCAACACAAGGAATATATGGTGCCATCTCAAAAGTATCAAGACGATAAGTTTGGAATCTAATATCAGTATTTCGGATAAAATCTGCTTTAGTTTTATTTGTGTAATACCAAAAACTATGCTCGTTCCAGAAACTGACGTGTGTAGGATCTTGCCATGCACCACGACCATCAGTAGAAGGAACTTCAATAAATGCCCATCCCCCATGAACCAGAACACGATGTATTTCTCTCATCGTTTTGATTGGATCCCTTAAGTGTTCAATCACATGACTGGCGTTAATAACACCAACACTATTGTCTGGTAGAGGGATACCTTCATTCAAATCACATGTGATGTCAGCACCTTCTTGATCAATAGTCATGTATCCGGCACGAGGATAGAGACCACCACCAATATCAACTTTCAACAATCCTTTCTTATCAGCATCGCGTTCAGCAAGTGTCTGAGACCACATGTGTCCAAGTCGTATGGTCTCTTCTTGAATTGATTGATTACGCTCCAACCAAGTGTTGTCCCCTGTGATGCGATACACATAGAGTGGTTTATTAACCAGGAACATTTCTGTAACCAGGTATGTGCGAATCATCAGTTCATGATCATCACAGATATCTAAGTCAACATTGTGTCCACCAATGTCACGATAAATACTCGTTCTCCAAGACCTCACATGATCTGGAGCATACCAAATGTAAGACAGGGAATGACTAGTGGGTTGCCAGGACTGCATGATGTACCGGTCCTTATCCCGCCACTTCAGCATACGATAAGTCCATCCATGATCAGGATTGTAAGGAACAAACTCGTCAGTCATGTGATATGGAATCACATCAGTATAAACGAATCCAATTGTTTCATCCTGATATGCACTGTTCAGTTCTTCAAGGCATTCAGGCATCAAAAGATCATCAGAATCAACCTCTACCAGAACATCACCTTTACCTTTATGAAAAGCATGATGCTTGTGATATCCTACACTGGTTGAAGGATCATCAGTACGATAAATTACAACACGATTATCATTACGAATTTCTTCCTCAAGGTCTTCTTCGTATAGAGCGTTGTTCAACCACAAGACCCACTCCCAGTTCTCATAAGTTTGAGCAACAATACTGTCGTAGAGTTCTTTAAGATATGGAGTCTTCTTATGTGCTGGTGTAATAATACTAAACTTATAATCCATTCAAATCAAGATGATATATGGTTATTATATTCTATTAGTCAAAGAGTGTCAAGGATTTTCAAGGGACATCAACTAACCACTGCCACTCATGACAGAAACGTCAGTGGGTTAATCGTAGCAAGATCCGTAAGTATGCTCATCGTTCAATCTCCAAAAAATGCACAATGGACATACTCGGGGTCCATAAGACCTACCTGTCCGTTAGTGCCACTTACAAAACTAGTAATAATAAGAGCACTGGTCGTTTGAAAATTAGAAACTGTGCTGTCGTCCGAACCGAAAATGCCTGCCCTACTTGGCGCAGAGTTTTGAAACCCTACAAAGACATAATTAGCGTTTGGCATTGCGGTCGAAAAATTAACCGTGTAATTTCCCGTCCCGTTGTCTGTAAGGGAACTTACATTGAAGCTATCTCTTATCGAAACAGTGTTCTCGCCGTTGAAGTTAATCCACGCTTTGGCAGTGTTTGGAGCTGTGACAGCGCCCGCAAAACTCGCACTGCCATCTCGATTAATTTTACTAGTTTCAGATGCATTTCCTTGTGTGTATCCCTGAAATAGTGCATTCGATGCGGAAGCGGAACAAGCCTGAATGGTTCCTGCAGGCAATAGTTTTGCACCAGCCGAACCGCTTCCACCTTCATACCCTGAGCCACTGACGATGTCGCCCGCCGCTTCGACACTGCCATTTGCGGTGATAGCACCATTAGAAGCTATACGAAGTCTTTCTGTATCAGCAGTATATAAAATAATATTAGCAGATTCTGCATTAGATATTTGCAGATCTGATCCATTCAAAGCCAAATATGATCCATCACCTGACCCAGATCCTGTTGTAGAATTTCTTAAAGTTAATAATCTTCCAGACGCTGCTGTTAAAGCAAGTAAACCATTTGGGCTGTTGGTTCCCAATCCCATCTGACCGGCAGAAGTTATACGAAGTCTTTCTGTTGGTACTTGTGATCCATCAGAACTTGTCTTGAACGACAACGCTCCCGGCATGTCATCGGTTCCGGGGGTGCCATCTACCAATCCATCAACTGATGCTGCTGCGACATAGTTGGTTCCATCGAACCCATTAAACATTATCCTACCTAAAGATCCTGTAGCATTATTTCCAGAACTGCCACTATTCAGATAAATGTAGGGAGAGCTATTAGCTGTTCTGGTGAGTGAAATTGCTGCCGTTTGATATGTACTACCTTCAACTTGAAATAAAGGACTACCAGTATTACTATCAATTTTGACGTTAGAAAGCGCAGAATTCGCGCCTACCACCAACCTTTGACTGGAATTAACACGAAGTGCTTCAGAACCAGCAGTCTCTACTGTAAATGTATCAGCAGCAGGGAATCTAATGGCAGTATTTGTGTCACCGGTATGAACAATTTTGTCTGCTATGGATACATCGTCAGAAAATGTGGAAACACCAGAGACACTTAGTTGATTGAAAACAGGATTAAGTAATAGTCCTGAACTGGTATCAATCCACTGAGCACTGCTACCATCATTATAGTAAACCTTCAAACGAGCATCATCACTATCCCACCAAAAATTACCATTAGCAGGAGAACCAGGAGCATTATCAGAAATCGTTGCTTGAGCAGCACCTGTAGCACCCTGAACACCTTGAGGACCTGTTGAACCAGTAGAACCTTGAACACCTTGGTTTCCTTGAGGACCTGTTGAACCAGTAGAACCTTGAACACCTTGATTACCTTGAGGTCCTGTTGGACCTGTTGCACCCTGGACACCTTGATTACCTTGAGGTCCTGTTGGACCAGTTGCACCCTGAACACCTTGATTACCTTGAGGTCCTGTTGGACCTGTTGGACCTGTAGATCCTGTAGCACCCTGAACACCTTGAGGACCTGTTGA